GACAGCGGCCTGGGCGATCTGCAAGCCAAGGCTTTGCAAATCGGCACCGAGGCTGATGGTGGTTACGCGGTTCCCGAGGAAATGGACCGCACTATCATCGAACTGCTGAAAGATGCTTCGCCAATGCGCCAAGTGTGCAATCAGATCACCGTAGGCTCGCCGGATTACAAGCGGCTGGTGAGTCTGGGTGGCGCGGGCTCCGGCTGGGTTGGCGAGACCGACGCCCGTCCGGCCACCGGAACGCCGACCTTGGGTCAGATCTCTGCCTTCATGGGTGAGATCTACTCCAATCCCCAGGCCACCCAGACCAGCCTGGACGATATCTTCTTCAACGCCGAGGCCTGGCTGAACAGTGAAGTCGCCCGCGAGTTTTCCGAGAAGGAAGGTAGCGCCTTCCTGTTGGGCAACGGCGTGAACAAGCCGAAAGGCCTACTGGCCTACCCGCTGCTCACCACAGGTGACGACACCCGCGCGTTCGGCAGCCTGCAAAAGCTCGTATCAGGCATCGCCGGCGGCTTCAACGGCGACAAGTTGATTGACCTGATCCACTCCTTGAAAGCCGGTTACCGCGCCAATGGCAAGTTCATGATGGGCAACCTGACCGTCGCCTACGCTCGCAAGCTGAAGGATAGCGAGGGTAACTATCTGTGGCGCCCCGGCCTGGAAGCGGGCGTGCTGTCTACGCTGTTGGGCTACGGCATCGTCGAGAACGAAGACATGCCGGATGTAGCCGCTGATGCCAACGCTATAGCGTTCGGCGATTACAAGCGCGCCTACACCATCGTGGACCGCATCGGCACCCGTGTATTGCGCGACCCCTACACCAACAAGCCTTATGTCGGCTTCTACACCACCAAGCGCGTCGGCGGCATGCTGGTCGACTCCCAGGCTGTAAAAGTCCTGACCCTCAGCGCGTGATAGCGGCGGGCGTCTTTGGACGCCCGATCCTCTGGAGATCGTTATGCCTAAGATTCTTGTTACCCAGGCCTTTCCCTTCGCGGTTGAAGGCAATCATGTAGTGCAAGTCGAGACCGGCGAGCAGGAGGTATCTGATCGCTGCGCACTAGTTGCGGTTGATCACTTGAATGTCGCCACGTATCTCGGTGAGCGACCGCTGCCTGATCTGCGTATGGACGGTCCGACCATCCTCGAGTTTATCGAGGCTGGTTACCCGGCGATCAATTACCCGCCTGAGGGTTATGCCTCCCGCAGCTCTCAGGAAGAGATCGATGCAGCCATCAAGGCCCAGAAGGAACTGGAAGACGTCGCTGATCCGCTCAAAATGACAGTACCCAAGTTGAAGGATTGGCTCACCGCCAAAGGCATCGAATTTGACGCGGGCGCGAACAAGGAAGCGCTGCAGGCCCTGGTCCCAGCCGATGCTTGATATAGCCATCGTCAAAGCTCACCTGCGCGTGGATGGCGACGATGACGACGCATTGATCCAGGCTTATGTCGATGCGGCATTCAGCGCTTTCACGGCCTGGACCAATCGCGTTTTGGTCAACCCTGGCGACGCGCTCCCCGATCCGGTTGGCAGCGCGATGCTGCCGACCAAAGCAGTGGAGCAGGGCGCTCTGCTGCTGGTCGGGCACTGGTATGCAAATCGCGAATCGGCGGTGGTGGGTGTGACAGCTGCCGAGCTGCCGCAATCCACCAATGCGCTTTGGCATCCATACCGTTGGGTGAATGTATGAGAGCTGGCCCCCTGCGTCACCGCTGTTCGCTGCAGAAGAACCAGCGCGCCCCGGATGGCATGGGCGGCGGCGCGATGGCCTGGGTCGAGCTGCGCAAGGTTTGGGCTGAAATCACCATGCCTACCGGTCGTACGCAGGTTGTGGCTCAGCAGCTCACAGCTGATGTGACTGCCGAGATCCGGTGCCGACCCGCTGATGATCTGGTGGCGGGCCTGCGCCTGGTGCACAAGGGCACCACGTACAAGATCGAGGCCGCACTGCTCGATAACGCGAACAGCATGCTACGACTGCTGTGCTCAAACGTATCCAATCCCTGAGGTGCTGACATGGCCAGGCGTTCCCGTGGTGATTTCAAGCTGCGCGGTCTCCTGCGCCGTATCGGCAACCAGATTGAAAGCGACCTGCGGCCCGCAATGGTCCAGGCGGCCAACCTGGTGCTGGCCACCCAGCAGGAGCTGATACCCGTCGACGACGGAGATGCCAGGAACACGCTGAAGGCTTTCGTTTCCAAGAGCGGTCTGGATGCGCAGATCGGGATTCGAGGAAAGCGCGATAACCGGAAGGTCTTCTATGTCGTCTTCCTCGAGCGCGGGACCAAGCAGTATCAGCGCGGCATCACCGTAGTTGCGCCCCGCCCGGCGCATCCATGGCTTCGGCCTTCAATTGACCTGAATCGTGACGACATTGCCCGCCTGATAAAGGCGGCCATTGCCAGCACGTTGTCGCGAGCTGCCCAGGAGGCGCGATGAGTGACCCGACGCTGGCGCTACAAAAGGCGCTCTACGCGCGGTTGTCGGCTTCAATTTCCTGCCCGGTCTACGACGATGTGCCGGAAGAAGCCGCGCCGCCATACACGACTTTTGACCGCGAATTTTCACGTAACACCACGCCGATATCGGGCAAGGATCGGCAGAACCGCCTGTTCTACCTGTCCGTGTGGAGTAATTACCCAGGCCAGGCCGAAGTGAAACGGATCATGGCCGAGATATACGCGGCGCTGAACGAGCAGCCGCTGGCGCTTGAGGTTGGCAAGGTCATTTCTGCCCGCGTTACGCGATCCGACAGCACGCGCGAGCCAGACGGCCGGACCTACATGGGTAGCGTCACCCTGCAAATCATCACCCAGCACTGACATTGCCGAGCAACACCAGCACCCGCCATTGAGCGGGTTTTTTCGTTTCATCCGCGCCCTGGAGGGCAACATGGCTATTAAAACTTCTGCCGGCGTCACGCTATCGATCGGCCCGGCCCACAACGTTACCTATGGCGAAGACGCATCGAGCATCGCGGCCGCGATTCTGGCGTTGAAGGCCCTCACCTATAAGGAAGTCGGCGAGGTTGAAGACGCCGGCGAGCTGGGCGACGAAGCCTCTACCGCTGACTTCACCGCGCTGGCCAACCGCCGCAAGCGCAAAGTGAAGGGCACGTTCGACGCCGGCACCCAGCAAGTGACCCTCGGCGAAGACCCGAGCGACGATGGCCAAGATGCCCTGAAAGTCGCCCAGAAAAGCGATTCGAACTACGCCATTAAGATGGATTACGGCGACGGCACTGCCGACTACTACCTGGTCCAGGTGCTGAGCTTCCGCAAGCAGATCGGCAGTGCCGATTCCATCCGCAAGGCTTCGGTGTCGCTGGCGATCAACTCCGCGATCTACGAAGACAAGCCTTAACCCGCCCGGGGCTACGGCCCCGGCATCACCCTCATTCCCCCCCCTGAACCATTCAGATCCTCAAGGTAAAATCACATGTCCAAGACTGACCACGGCACCGTTGAAGTAAATATCGGCGCAGACACCTACATCCTGGCTTTCAACCTGAAGGCCGTAAAGCGCATCGAGCGCGTTTTCGGCGGCATCCTGCCTGCCATGCAAGAAGTGCAGAAATTCAATCTCGGCGCTGTCGTGCAGGTGGTTGCCGCTGGCGCTGGCCTGGCGCTGAAGCCGAAGGAAGTCGAAGAGCTGGAAGAAGAAATCTACGGCACCGGCATGATCAGCATCACGCCGTCGCTCGTTGAATATCTGTCCGCGCTGCTGAACCCAGCAGCCAAGGCGGCCGAGCAACTGGACGCTGCTGCTGAAGACTCGAAAAAAACCGCAAAAAAGTAAAGCGGCCTGATAACGGCAGCTATGTCGACGAATTGTTCGGCATAGCTACCGGCTGCCTGGGCTGGCCGCCGAGCGAGGCCTGGTCTGTATCTGTGCCTGAGATTCTGCTGGCCTGGGATGCGAAGGTGGAATTTTTGCGCAGCACCAGTCCTTTCGGATCGGGCAGCAAGAAGGCGGGGCCACCTGCGCCACCCGAAGATGAAACCCGGGACGAGAAGCGCGAGCGCATCAGGGCGCAGATGAATGCCCGCAAGGTGCGGAGCCATTGATAGCGCAGCCAAGGAGCGGATTTGATAGGGTTAGGCGTTTCAGGGAGGAAATTTGATGATCGCCGTACTCTTGATCGTGATAATTGTGATTTTGGCGCCTTGGGTGCTGGGGCTGCTGGTTGCCGCTGCTGCGGTTTATGGGACTTGGGTTCTTGTCGTTGCCGGTGTCAGCGCCGCAGCCTTGACGGTCATCGGC